CCAGAAAGAAAAAAATCCGTTAGAAAAATACTTTGGTCGATAATTAAATACCTTGGGGACAGGTCTATATTTGTGACTGCGGTAGAAGGTATAGCATTACGCGAGATATATAAAATAATGACTGGTACTTTTCATGTTATTACAGGAATACCTAATCACGGTAAGTCTGTTTTTACTGATCAAATATTAATAAATTTAGCAAAGGCTCATGGTTGGTCATTCGCTATGTTTTCACCTGAACACTCAACCTCAATGCATATTAGAAGGATGGTGCAGATGTATTTGCAAAAACCATTTGATGAAGGTTTTAAAAACAGAATGACAAAAGCTGAGCTTAACGAGGGTTTAGAGTTTATACACAAACACTTTTATTTTATAGAAACAAAAGATGCTATTCCTTCAATAGAACTTATTTTATCAATCGCTAAATCAGCAATATATAAACACGGCATTAATGGTATTGTGATTGATCCTTTTAACGAGGTATCTGCGATCAGAAGCGGTAATCAAAGAGAGGATGAACATATCAGAGACTTCATATCTTTATGTAAAAGATTTACAAGAATATATGAAATAGTATGTTGGGTTATTGCGCATCCCACAAAGCTACCAAAAACAAACGACGGCTCTTACCTTCCGCCTACAGCATATGATATTAGTGGTGCTGCACATTGGCACAATCAAGCTGACGCAGTGCTTACTGTACATAGGGATTTTGAGCAAAACTCAACTAATGTAATAACTAGAAAAATCAGAGAACAAGATTTATATGGAAAAATAGGCGAAGCAAAATTTCAATATAGTACTGAAAAAAGATGTTTTGTTAAATATGTTGCTCCATACGATGAAGATGATTGGTATGCATCTAATTTAAACTAATAAATTTTACTAAATCAGAAGCAAGAATGTCAGATTCTTGTTCAGTCATAAGACTGTAATACTCAATATGTTTTGTTAATTGAGGTTCTTTAATAATATTTTCTATTTTAGTTTTTCTTGATTTAAGAAACTTTTCATTTTGATTGTCATTTCTGTCAATGTGTCTTTGATGCAAAGTTTTATCGTCTGCTTGTAATATAATTATTCTTGTATCGTGTGTATGAATCAAATTCAGTAGATTGTTTTTTGTAAATAATCTATCACCTTCAAACATAAGATGTTTATGTTTTTTAGCTACATATTTATCAAAATGATTTTGTACAGCCATTGAAAGTTTGTCAGTGCCTGCAAAAATCTCATTGTCTTTATAAACACCCAATATCGCTATATCATTTATAAGCATACCTCTGACCAATCCAAAAGCTAATTCATGTTTTGGTTTCAACAATCTAATAATCTTTCTCATAAGAGTTGTTTTACCAGTCGCAGGGACACCGCCTACAGCAACACATTTCATATTGTTTTATACTCAAATGTGCCAGTTTCTAAAAACAATGGGTACAAGTTGTCTCTAATCTCTTTGCTCTTATGTAATTTTTTTTCAAGCGTTTCTTCTCTAGCATCCCAAAAAACTTGCCAATCCACCCCATCCCAACCATCTTGCTCAACTTTTTTTATCTCTTGTGCTTGCCTGTCTAGATAATAACCTAGATATCTGCCCCTGCTTTTCCTAAATATTTTTTTAAAACTACAAAGCAATGTCTCCATTTCGTATAAATCCATATGACTACCATGTTTATTTTTTAATTCTTGCTGCAAATTCATAGCTTCGTAATTAAGATACTCAATACAAGATTTATGTAGTTTTTTATCTATCCATTCGTCTTTCCCTAATGCAAAACACAAACCATTTCTATGCGATCTACTCCCACTATAATCATCTAGTTTTAAATCATTTGGCAAAAGATTGACACCAACGCAATCCTTCAATGTTTGCATGTAGTACCATGTTGAATATCTACCAAATTTATACATATTTTTGCTAATAGTGTCCCATGCAAATTTAAATGAATTTTTTTCTACTATGTTATTGAACCTATGTCTCTGAGTTTTTTCAGGGTTATTGTAATTCACCCATTTTTTATAGCTTTCAAATTGTTGCGGTAAATAACCTTTGTTATATTTTGTGTCAGTCTGATACCTTAGTTTTTTATAATTAGAATCATTCCACCACTGCAATCTATCTTGATCTACTAATTCATAGTCAGGAAACTCATTCCAAATCACCCATGCAGCTGGTAAATGATAAGTAGTACCATATATCCATGCTATCCAATACTTCTGTTCTATATTATGCTCGTATCTATCAAAAAGGTAATTTAATAACCACAATGCAGGGTCAACATCTTTGTATCTAATAGACCAGTCGCACCAATATAAAAAAGCATCTTTTCTGTTTTCTAGTTTTCTGTAATCAATCATATAAATGTTTTCTTAACCAAAAATCACCGACTGTTTGTATAGCTTGATAAGTCTCAATTAGTTTGTTTTGTGATAAAGATAAATTTTCAATGTCTTCTTTTTTTAATTTAGCGCAAACTTTAAAATCAGGCATAACTAGACTTGGATTATTAATAGCTTGTTTCCGCAACTCTATTTGTTCTTTGGCAGAACTTAGTAAAGGTTGATCTGAACGCAGGCTTCCTGATTTATCTACCGACCAAAAGACTAAGCCATTTTTCATATGGAAACCTATAGAGTCAGGAGTACATGATAACTTGATTCTTTGCATGCCCTTATTTGACCAATGTGCAACAAAATCATTCCACACCTTAGAGCCATAGCCTTTTCTTTCATGCCCTTGAACTGTAACTATTTCATATAAGTTTATATAGTTTGTTCTTTTGCTATGTGTGGCAAATATAACCGCTACATACTCATTGTTTTCTACTAGTGCGAATGGGGGATTGCTGTCATAGTTTTTGAACCTTTTCCATAAACTATGGCTAGCTTTTAAAAATTTGGTGTTTTTGCCATCAGGTGAATTTTCTATTATTTCCTCTATGTCAAATTCTTGTAGAAACTTCATTGCAAATCACCAAGACAATCACGAACTAATGCATCATCTAATAAACCATCATGTATTGAATAATCTTTACAGCTTTCAGTTTTATTCACATTATTTATATTAGACCTTTTCATAATATCTTTAGTGCTTGTTATTACATAATGATTTTTATGTTTAGCCCAATACAATGGTCTTTGCTCATTTCTAAAAAAATGAAGTTTGTTTTCATTTACCATATCTAGGACTATTACTGCCATTGAGCCTTCTATGTTTATAGGGTGTATTTTTTTTTGCCAATGCCTGAGAACTATTTCAGAGTCATTTTTAGTACAAAACTGCATATCATATGTATTTGCCCATGTCGCAGGATCAGATTGTGTAATCACGCCATTGTGCACGATGGCTAGGTTTTTGTCTGTGATTGGCTGATTGTACTGAAGGTCAGATGTGCTATATCTGCAATGAGCTATAAGCATATTAGTTTTTATATTAGGTATATCATATTGATCTGCTGAGCTTGTGAATATGTCATATTCCAATTTACCTTTATTATTCCAAGCAATACCTGTAGCATGTTTTCCTCTTATCATTGATTGATTAAGGAGATTTTTTAATAAGATATTGTCTATACCATTATCATTGTACAGACCTAATACAGCGCACATTAATTCAAAGTCTCACCAGTCTGTCTATTTTTAGCTCTTTTTAATTCACCTTCGGCATCTAGACATTTGTGCATATTTTTTCGGTAGTAACAAACTATACTAATTCTTTCATATGCTAATTTAGCTTTGATTTCTGTGTTTGCGTGATATTCGTGCACATTAAAAAAACAAACATCGCCACTGCGAACATCAAAAGCAACTCTATATTTAGGCATCACAGTGTATGCTCCTTCATATTTACCTGCTTCAAGAACAGCTAAATTACCTAGACCTTCTTCATAATCATTAGCGTCTACATGTAATGCAGTTCTGAAATTTTTATTAACAGTGACGGTAGTGAATGAAGTATCACCAATTATAAAATCTTTGTTTGTTTTTTCTGCCATTGCCTTTTGCTTTTTGTATCTATCAGGAACAGCTTCTTTAAATAATTTATCAATATAATTTATGTATGGATAAGCATCTGCAAACATCTTAAAATTTTTTTCATACCATGCTGTTTGTCTACAATATGGAAATCTCGCAGTTCTATCAAAATATCCAACTATGCCTGAGTTGACTGTATTTGCCCTTCGTGTATTACTTAAAGTTCCATCGCTTTTGATTGCTCTTACACCTAATTTACCTTTTTCGCCTATGTTAAAATCAGACATTGTTTGTTCTGATATCAAGCCACCTGCTGCCCCTCTGTTATTTGTTGGTGTTGCAGCATGTCGCAAAGATTTGTATGCGTTTTTACAAAGTTCAGTAGGTATTTTATTTTTTCTAAAAAAGAATAATGGCTCCCCATTAACATCATATGCATCACAATCTTCTGATATAACCATGTCATAATCTTTATCAGTAAGAAACTCACCCTCTCTAGCTTTTATTTCATCATCGGTGTAAAAAGGTTTTAATCTATAAGTTTTCATTGTTATAGGCTATTTGTACAGCTTGAAACACAGCATCAGTTAAGTTTTCTTTTTTCCATCTTTCACGCAAAGACATAATCATCTCTTGAAAATATGGCTCACTCTCTTGGTTTAAAAACAAATTAACCATGCGCACATTACTTGCTTGTATGTCTGTAAGTTCTTCAAAATCTGAATCACTAACAATCTCCTCAGGTTCTTCAAAATCAAGAAGATCAGATGTCAGTTTAGCAATCTCGTCAAATTGAAAACCAGTTAGTTCCAAATCAAAGTCAGTTTCAGATAATGCTTGTAATTCTTTTGACAATAGACTTTTATCCCATTCAGAGAAATCTTGAGCTTTATTGTCCATAATGCGAAACGCTTTTTTCTGTTCTTCACTTAAATCTTTTGCTATATGAACAGGGACTTCAGACATATTCAAAAACTTAGCAGCTTTAAGCCTTGTATGACCTGCAAGAATGATCATATCTTCGTCAACAACTATTGGCACTTTCCAACCATAACTCCTAATGCTTTCAACCACTTTGTCTACTGATCGTTTATTGTCTCTAGGATTCATCTCATATTCTTTTAATGAATCTGTAGGTGTCATATTTACTTCATAACTCATCTGGGTCTCCTAAATAAAAATCATTCGGTTCAACTTCTTTATGTGTGCAAAAATATATATTTAACATATCTCGCTTTCTAGGAATTCTAGTTCCAAGAATCCATTTTGCAAGTGTGCCTTGTGGAATTTGATGTCCAGTTTTTTCTTTTACGCTTTGTATAAATTTATTCTGCGTAAGATTGTTGTTGTTTAAATATGTTTTTAAGTGCATAATTCTTTATTCCTAAATGGAATTATAATATAATATTTAATTGAATGCGAATAAATTGAGGTAATAAAATGACAGAATATCTACCATTCCTAATAACCAAAGAAGAAGCTACTGTAATAAGTAAATGTATAGTCTACTTTGATAATGAAACATTAATCATGGATTCTACATTGAATCTAGAAGCACACAAAAAAGCAGGCAATCAATATGAAATTGATGGTTTCAAAGCTCTTATTAAAAAACTTAAAGAAGAAGATAAAGTTGCACAAAAATTATCTAAAAGGCTTTATCTGTATTTATATGGTGACGAAAATGAAGAATAATCCATTTGCAGTTCATGGCATAGAACACCTATCAGCAAGCGCTATTAATCAATTCATAACCAATCCTGCTTCTTGGATTCTTAAAGTTAGTGGTCATAGAAATATGCCTAATCCAGCAATGTGGCGTGGCACTGTTATAGATGATGCTATATGCAAATCTTTTGAAAATGATTTGTCTATAGAAAAGAAATTACAAAGATCAATTTCTAATTCAGAGTATGATTTTGATTCTTTATACGAATACCATAATGCAACTTATGATTATGAAATAGATGCTGTAGAAAAAGAAAAGAATAATTTACAAAGATATTTAGAAGTTGCTATACCGTTTTATGCAAAACTTGGTAAACCCCAAGAATGTCAAAAAAGAATTGAAGTAGAATTTGAAGATATACCTGTTCCAATCATTGGGTATATTGATCTTCAATACGAAGGTATCACTAGAGATATAAAGACCACTGGTCGGCTTATGTCTAAAATACCGTCAACAATCTGTCGTCAGCTTAGTCTTTATGCCTTTGCAGAGGATAGTATTCCGTATGCTGATTTCATACATGTAACTAAGACGAAAGCCGAAGTTGTATCAATTGAAATAACAGATATTGAAAAAAGAGTGAATGAATTAAAGAAAGCTGCATTCTCAATGATGAATGTACTTTCATATTCAGATGATATAAACCAAGTAGCAAGTTTGTTCTACCCTGACTTTGACGATTGGCGTTGGCAAAATTCAGTAGATCAAGATGCTGCAAAAAAACTATGGAGAATAAAATGAGTGATAAATTAATTGATGCAATAAATGAGATAGCAAATCTTCCAAACGAAGATAAGCAGAACATTAAAGGTAAATTCTATACAACCGTTGATAGGCGTTTGCAGACTTTTAGAAAACATTTTGGCAGTAATGCTAATGTGCAGACTAAAATAATTCACAATGATCTTGAAAGAGTGGTTGTACAAGCTACTGTGAAGCTGTATATAGACGGCTCTTGGCGTGAGATAGGCAATGACTATGCTGAGGAATTTAGAAGCGTAGGAATGGTCAATAAAACTTCTGCGCTAGAAAACTGTTGTACCAGTGCTATTGGTCGTGCTTTGGCGTCTTGTGGTCTTGGCGGTGGTGAATATGCTAGTGGGTTTGAGGTAGACAATGCCATAAACAACAAACAGCCTGCGCCTGATCTTAAAAAATCATTTGTTATAAAAAACAGCGAAGGTCATGCGGTAACAGCATTTATTGATGTTGACAGCTATTTAGATGGTTTGCGAAAAGTGTTAAGCAATCCTGAAGATCAAGAATGCATAGATACTTTTAAGGCTAATTCTAGTGATATAGAAAGAATCTATACTAATTTATCTGAGAAGGATAAAAACATTGGTGCATTTGAAAAAATGATTGATGTTTACACTAAAAAAGTATTATGAAAAAACTTACATTAAATGATTGCGTGTACTTATGTATGCGCAATGGTGAGTGGTGGACTTTTTG